GAGCTTGAAGGTGCGGCACAGGTCGCGCACGACGCCTCCGATAAGGCCCGCGCGGTCGCCGGCAAGATCAAGGATCTGGTGGCCTAATGGCGAAGCGCGTCAACGTGCCTACTCGCCTGAACGTAATTCCGTTCACGGGCGGCCTTCTGTTCGTGGTCTACGCGTTCTTCTGGCCGGAAGGCTACGGCGCGTGGCTCGGCACTATCGTCAAGTCATTCCGCACAGCGGCTGGCTTCTGAAGCTCTATCACTGAAAGACCGACCACATTTCCATGACGAACAAAGTTACTGCCACTCTGCCGAAAGGCACCCTGGTCTTCCCGAAGCTCAACAAGCCGGATGACTTCAAGGGCAAGCGCTCGTTCAAGACCCGCATCAAGTTCGACGACGAGAACCACCGCAAGGTGGATGCGTGGTTGAAGAAGGTCGCGAAGCAGCTGGGCCACCCCGACACCAAGCTGCCCTGGTACAAGGACAAGAAGACCGGCGAGCTGACGCTCAAGGTCGCCTCGGGCGAGAAGTATCCCCCGGCACTCCTCGACGCGAAGGGCAAAGAGATCCCGCGCGCCAAGGTCGAAGTCGGTGGTGGCACCATCGCCAAGGTCGACGTCAACGCTTCCTACTACGAGGGCTTCGGCGGCGGCATTAATCTGTACATGAATTTTGTGCAGATCATCGAGCTGAAGAAGCGCGGCTTCAACGTGCAGGAAGAGGAAGGCTTCGCGTACGAGGACGAAGACGAGGGTGATGCGGAAGGTGGCACAGGCTCGCTGCCCAGCAACGACCTCGACGACGACATTCCTTTCGCTCCCTGCATGTAATGCCGAAGCCGGCACTCACTATAGAACCTGAGTATCGCTCAGGTCTCGAAAAGGGTGTCGCGGAGAAGCTCACTGCGGCCGGTGTGGAGTATGGCTACGAAAGCCAGCACATCCTCTACACCGTGCCCTCACGTGAGGCGAAGTATCTCCCTGACTTCAGCCCCAAGGACTGCCCGATCATCATAGAGCCCAAGGGCCGCTTCGGCGGCAACTACGAGGGCCTCCGCGGCAAGCGGATGGTTGGCTCAAAGGACGCAGCGGTCAAGGAGCGGCAGAAATTTATCCTGCTCCGAGACCAACACCCTGAGCTGGACATCCGCTTCATCTTCTCCCGCGCATCCACCCCGATCTACCCCAAGAGCCCGACGTCCTACGGCAAGTGGGCGACGGACCACGGCTTCAAATGGGCTGAGAAGACCATCCCTGACGCCTGGATCGAAGAGATCAAAGCCTACCAGCAGCAGAAACCCAAGAAGAGGAAGTAGCGACATGACGAACGACACCATGACCCTCGGCGCCCCCACGCTGGCCAGCGATCTCAGCCTGCCGGAACAGGCCCGCAAGGTCCTCGCGCATCTGGAGAAGCACGGCGACATCACGCGCCTCAAGGCCGACAAGGTCTACGGCATCGTGAACCTGCCTGACTGCATCTACCGCCTGCGTGGGGCCGGCTACGCGGTCTACACCGAGCGCCCGGTGGATGATGGTGGCGTGCGTTACGTTAGGTACGTGTTGGCCTGATGGCTTCCAGTAAAGGCCCCTGTCCTTGTGGAGTGAGCAGCGATGCCTTCACCACCTACGAGGACGGGGGCACTTGGTGCTTCAGCTGCCAAGACCCTAAGAACTTCAGCCAAGCAGGTAAGGTGAGAGAACAAGAAGACGACTTCGCAGAGAAGCCAAAGAAGAGCTTCACCCCCATCAAGGGGCACTACGCCGACCTCACGGCCCGCGGTATCACCGAGGAGACCTGCAAGAAGTGCGACTACCAGATCGGCGAGACGGAGAGTGGCAAGAAGGTCCACATCCAGCTGATCAAGGACGACAACGGCCGGCTGATCGACCAGAAGACCCGCGACAAGGACAAGCAGTTCGCGTGGGTCGGCGGTAGCAAGTACGCAGGCATCATCGGCTCGTGGTCCTGGCCCGCCAAGGGCAAGTCCGTGGTGATCACCGAGGGCGAGATTGACCGCATGTCGATCAGTCAGGCCTTCGACAACAAGTGGCCTACCGGCTCGCTTCCCAACGGCGCCTCAACGGCCAAGAAGGCGATCCTGGCCGACTACGAGAAGCTCTGCCGCTTCGACAGCATCATCCTGTGCTTCGACAACGACGAGCCGGGCCAGGAGGCGCTCAAGGTCGCCTGTGAGCTGCTCCCCGTTGGCAAGGTCAAGATCATGACCCTGCCGAAGAAGGACGCCAACGCGGTCCTCATGGACAAGACCATGGGCCCCGCGGTGCTCGTGCGGGCCTACTGGGACAGCACGCCCTACAGGCCCGATGGGATACGCGAGGGCAGGGAGTTCACCAGGGAGCGCCTGAAGCAGAAGCGGCGCGTAGGGCTCCCCATGCCGTGGCCCCGCATCAGCCAGATGTGGCTCGGGTCCCGTGACGGAGAGCTGACGACCATCTGCGCAGGCTCGGGCATCGGCAAGACGACCATCGCTCGCGACTGGGCGTACAACGACCGCATCGAGCACGGCGCCAAGATCGGCAACATCTACCTTGAGGAAGACAACGACACTTCGGCGGCGGCCTATTGCGCCCTGCATGCCGGCGTGCCCCTCAAGCAGATACTACAGGACCCCGAGAGCGTCTCTGACGAAGCCTGGGACGCTGCGCTCGCCGCAGTGATCTGGGACGGCATGATGTTCTACGACCACTTCGGCTCGCTGGAGAGCGAGCGGCTGATGACCATGATGCGCTACATGGCGGCCAGTGGCTGCAGGCGCATTGTGCTCGACCACATCAGCATCGTCACCTCCGGCCTGGAGAGCGGCTCCGAGGGTGAGCGTAAGGACATCGACATCCTCATGACCAAGCTGGCGTCCTTCGTGAAGGAGACCGGCGTCAGTGTGTATGCCATCGTCCATCTCAAGCGCAGCAACGGCAAGAACTTCAACGAGGGTGGCCATATCTCCCTCAACGACATGCGAGGCTCGGCCTCCATCGAGCAGCTGTCGTTCAACGTGCTCGCGGTCGAGCGGGACCAGCAGGACGAAGGCAAGAAGCTCTTCGCCAGACTGAGGTCGCTCAAGTGCCGCATCACCGGAGAGACAGGCGAGGCCGACCTCCTGAAGTGGAACGTCGCCAAGGGCCGCTACGAGGTCGCGAGTGAGACCGACATGGAGTTCGATCCACATGATGACACAGAGGATGCATCACTATGAAGCTTAACTGCGGACCATCGCTCTATGAGCGGCGCCTAGCCAAGCAGGAGTGGCACAGGTTCTTCACGCTCTGGCCCCGACGTGTGGGCCCAGGGGATTGCCGCTGGCTCGAATACATCGAGCGCAAGGGCAGGTGCCTCTCCGGCTTCGGCCACGATTTATGGGACTGGAAATACCGACCCATTGACCCGTCGGGCAACACAGGAGCATAAGAGCATAACTCGACTTCTATACGACACAGAGAGCGACGGCTTCGTTGCGAATGCGACCAAAATCCACTGTGTCGTCCTGATTGACCTGAAGACCGAAGAGGTCATCGGGTTCCGACCCAAGCAAGTCCCAGATGCCATCCAGGCCCTACGTGAGGCCGAGGAGCGCATCGGGCACAACATCCAGAAGCATGACGAGAAGCTGATCGCCAAGCTCCACGGGGCTCTCCCTGGTGCGAAGATCAGTGACACGTTCGTCATTGCGCGCACGATGTTCCCCAACATCAAGATGACGGACACGGCCCTCATTGAGGCCGGCAAGCTCACGGAGAAACTGCGGGGCAAGCACTCGATGAAGGCCTGGGGCATGCGCCTGGGCGAGCAGAAGGGCGACTACGCGGAAGCACGGGAAGCCGAGGCGCGAGCCAAGGGCATCGTGGATCCGCGGGAGATTGCGGACTACGTGTGGGGCACGTTCAACGAAGACATGTTCGACTACATGCTTCAGGACGGACGGACGAACCTGCGTCTCTGGAAGCACCTTAGGCCAGAGGAATACCCGCAGGCTCCGTTGGAGCTTGAGCACCGCATCGCCGAGGTCTGCACGGCCATTGAGGAGGCCGGCGTCCCTTTTGACGAAAGGGCTGCTGGGCAGCTTCAGGCTGACCTTGTCGAGAAGAAGAGCGGACTGGAGCAGAGGCTTAAGGAGACCTACGGCTTCTGGTATCAGCCCATCAGCCCTGATCCGACGAAGGCGTTGTTCGTGCCCAAGCGCGACAACAAGACGCTTGGGTACGTCGCCGGCCAACAGAGCACCAAGATCAAGCTGGTGGAGTTCAACCCTAAGAGCCGCGACCACATTGCGCGCGTGCTCATCAACCAGGGTTGGAAGCCGGAGAAGCTCACTGAGGGTGGCAAGCCCCAGATCGACGAAGAGACCGTAGAGAGCATCGTCGCCCGCTATCCCGAGATGGATGGTCTGGGCGAATACATGATGCTGGAGAAGCGACTGTCGCAACTCTGCGGGACCAGCAACAGCCTGATCCAGTCTCAGAAGGCTGACGGGCGCATCCACGGCGTGATCAATCCGGGTGGCACTGGGACGGGGAGGTGTTCGCACTTCCTGCCGAACCTTGCGCAGGTCCCGAGCGCCAAGAAGCCCTACGGCACCGAGTTCAGGACACTTTTCTATGCACCAACAGGATGGAAGTTCCTGGGAGCTGACATGCAGGGCCTCGAACTCCGAGGACTTGCTCACTACCTATATCCGCTCGATGGCGGAAAGTATGCTCGAACCGTTCTTGAGGGAGATCCTCACTGGGCAACCGTACAAGCTATGGGCCTCGCCTCAGGGGATCGAGATAAGCACAATCAGCTTCACACAATTGTACGCGAAGACGGAGCCAAGCGTTTTGCCTACGCCGTGATCTACGGCGCCCAGGACAAGATGGCCGGCGACATCGTGTACGAGTGCCTTCTCAATGCCCAGAGATCCTGTGGCGACGAGGGCGATGCTCTGTACCGTGAGTTCTTCGGCGTAGGTGTCCCAGGCGACCGCCGTATCCGCATGGTCGGCAAGAAGATCCGTGAGAACTTCGCTCGCGGCATCGACGGCTTCGGCGAGCTTCAGACGAAGATCACCAAGCAGGTCGAGAAGCTCGGGCGTGTCCCAGGGCTCGACGGCCGGCGCATTCCTACGCGCAGCAGTCACAGCGCATTAAATTTCCTTATCCAGTCGAGCGGGGCGATCCTCTGCAAACGATGGGTGGCGGATGCGTTCGAAGAGTGCTGCCGGCGCTATCGCTATGGCTGGGACGGGGACTTCGTGTTCGTCCTCTTCATTCACGACGAAATCCAACTATGCGTACGAGCAGGACTTGAAGAAGAAATCGGCAATATCATCGTCAAAGCCGCGCAAGAAGCCGGCGAGCCGTACGGCTTCAGGCTCAAGCTCGACAGCGAGTTCTCGGTCGGCCGCACCTGGGCTGACACACATTGACCCACTGGACCGCCTCAACAAGGTGCTCCGTGCCATCTGGCGCGAGCAGGTCCGCGTGAAGTCGGACATGGCACGAAAGGAAGCCGACGTCATCGCGATGGCGGCTTCTCTCCAACTCATCACCACGAAGGTCGGGCCGCAGAGGTTCGCGAAGACGTGGCTTATCACCAGCAAGGGCCTCAAGTGGCTCGACGAAAAGGAAGACTGATGCTGTACGAAGTGAACCTTATTGCGCTCGACAAGGCCCTGACGTTGCTGTTCGGCAACCAGCACAGTGAGCTGGTCCGCAAGCTCTACGAGGCGTTCGATCAGGCGATGAAGCAAGGCTACGAGCTGGGCAAGCTCGACGGCCAGCAGAACCTTGAGGCCGCCTGTGATGCCGCGTTCGACAACGGCTGGGAGCACGGGGAAGCCGAGGGCCGTGGTGTCACTGAGGTTGACGCCATGCAGTCCATCGATGAGAGCTTCGACGACGGATATCTGGAAGGTGTTGACGACGCCCGCCGCAGGCCCGCCTTCGCGGACAGCCACGTGCAGGACATCCTCAACGACCGGGCTGACGAGCACTTCGAATCCCTCGTGTTCGGCGAGGACGGTTGGGTCACGGTCGAGGACGACTGCCGGACCTACGCCGGCTGATGCAAGAAGGCATGCACGCATTCGAGGGAGGTCCGTTTCAAGTCTCGGCAGACCGGGTGGATGACAAGGTCACCATCAGGATCTACCGGGGCGCGGACCTCCTTGTGGAATTACAGACCACCCGCAAAGGCGCCCAGTGCATTGCGGATCAGATCACAAGGATACTTTGGTGATGTTTGGTTTTGGCGATAATACCGAGTTCGAAGAGGCTGAACTGCGCGGCCGACTGGCCAACGAGCGGCTGCGGGAGAACCTGCTGCTCCTCAAGAACGGCGCCCGCACGGACGCGTCTCATGTCCTGTTCTTCGACATGGGCGACGCGGGCCTCGGGACACTCCACGAAGTCGTCACGACCCTCATGGCTTGCGTGGACGCACTGTCGGCCCGCGTGGCCATTCTGGAGAACCAATGAAGCGACTGCTGCTTATAGACGGAGACGAATTTTTGTTCAGGGCCTGTGCCGCCGTCGAGAAGGAGGTCAAGTTCAACGTCATCCTCGGTGAGGTTGATTGGAACGAGCCTCCGATCCACGTGCTGGGCAGCAACCCAGTACAGGCGCGTGAAGTGCTGGACGAGATGCTGGACCGGGTGTTCGAACGTTTCGAGACCCGCGAGCACCTCCTCTGCTTCTCCTCGCCGCCGAACTTCCGCTACACCGTCGACCCGACCTACAAGAACAACCGGGCCAACTCGCGTAAGCCCCTGTGCTACGTCGAATTGCGGGAACAGGTCGAAGCCGACTTCAAGTGCAAGGCTCTGCCTGGGCTGGAAGCTGACGACGTGATGGGCATCGTTGCGACGACGCCTGCCGTCCAGAAGCGCAACCCGATCATCGTCTCGCAGGACAAGGACATGCAGACCATCCCGACGTCCGTGTGGCGCCAGGGTGAGCTGATCAATGTCACCGAAGAGATGGCCGACTATTACCACATGTTCCAGACGCTCGTTGGGGACACCAGCGATGGCTACAAGGGCTGTCCTGGCGTGGGCAAGGTGAAGGCTGAGAAGCTGCTCACAGGCATCACACAGCGATGGCCTATCGTTCTGGAGGCCTTCCTGAAAGCAGGGCTCACCGAGCAAGACGCCCTCACACAAGCCCGCCTCGCGCGCATCCTGCGCTGGAGCGACTGGGACAACGAGAAGAAGGAGCCGATCCTGTGGTCTCCTTCCTGATCCAGCTCGCCGCCAGCGCGCTGAGCCTGTCGGGCCAATGGTTCTACGGCAACAAGAGCAAGTGGGGCCCCATCCTGGGCCTCACCGCCCAGGTGCCCTGGTGGATCATCATGGTCACGCAGGACCTTTGGGGACTGCTCCCTGTCAACATCTTCACGGGCATCATCCACGCCCGCAATCTCTGGAAATGGATTAAGGACTGATGTTCTCGATCAACGACCGCGTCAAGCTGACCAAGACCCACTCTCAATGGTATCAAGCTGGTGATCTCGCGACCGTGACGCGTCTCTACAAAGACAGCGATCACATCGGGGTACTCTCCGACTGCGACCCTGATCCAGAGCCCATGCCTCTGAAGCCGGACTACATCATCCACGTGACCAACGTGCCGGCCTCACGCCCCCGAGGCTCCGACGTTCAACCGCAGACCGAGGCTTCCTCGCGCGTGTTCGGCACCGGGGCAACCCGAGACCTCGACGCGAACAAGCTGGACTTCGAAGGCTTCCTCTCGCCCCTGGTCCTCGAACGCTACGCCGAGCACATGCACAAGGCCCGCAAGATG